CCACGCACCGGCCGCCCCGTTCAGTTCGGCCTAGCCCGTGGCTCCGCTGATCTCATCGGCCTGCGCACCGTCACCATTACGCCCGAGATGGTTGGTCAGCAAGTTGCCGTCTTCACCTCCATCGAAGTCAAGACCCCAACAGGCCGCGCCACACCAGAACAGCAGAACTGGCTCCACATGGTTCGCCGCGCTGGTGGTATCGCTGGCATTGCGCGCTCAGTGCGAGACGCTCAACAGATCATCGAAACTCCGACCAGTTAGGTTCTGGATCCTTTCCGTTCGCAACGTGCCATTGCTTATGGGCTTCTTTGGTCATCACGACCAGATTGGCCTGCTGCTCATGGAATCGATACCAGTCTTGGCTAACAGATTGCGGGTGGAATCGCTTGCTGCCAATATCATCGACACCAATCACAACAAGATCGTGCAAGGTTTTAAGCTTTAATTCGTCTTTGATAAAACGAAACAGCAACGACTGAAACGGTTCGCCTTCATGATGAACATCTAGCGCGCCCACCATTCCAGAGCGATGCTTTAGTTCTTCGTGTAGCGGTCGGATAATGTGACGGGCTGCAGATTTAACTCTTCGCAGATGCTGATCAAAGACCAGATCAGGATGACTCAAGTCATGCCCAAAGTTACTGTGGCAGATCTTGTAAGAGAAGACTTCTGAGTCCCCATCAGCAAAGTGGACCCAGAACTGGTTTTGATCAGTTCGGTCGCGATAAGGCGGAACATCGGGATTGTGCTCAACAAAAATCGCCTCAGCGGGTCCGTGTTCTTCGGTGAACTCCGGCCAAGCGACATGCCAAGACAAATACTCCTGGGCATACAGATAGTCTTCGCCCTCAAGCGGACATCCCTCAGGCAATTCCTTTCGGATTTTATTCATATGATTTTCGTAGTCTTTGTAATTGCTCCATTGCCTTCCGCCCAATGGCGGGCAAGGCTTGATTCGGCGCGCTGGCATCAATCCGTTAATTCGGCCTTGACACCGTAGCCGTTTCGACTACGTTGCGCAAGCTCATTCCCGCCCCATGCCCCTCGCACCTCCGATCCCGCTACGCCTTTCGCCCGAACAGCTTGCATGGCTTGATTCCTGGCGCGGCTCCACCCTCTCCCGCAGTGCCGCCATCAGGCTCCTTCTCTCTCAAGCCATCCGCCAGCAGAAGCCCGCCAAATGAAGCCCATCGATTTCGAGGCCGCTCGTCAGTTCATCTCCATTCTTCGCAAACCACCCAAAGCCTCACGCCTGCGCGCCTTCTTCCCCTCCGGTCATCCCTTCAAATCCGGCGACCCTGGTCGCAAATCTGCTCCCACTCGTCAAATCGTCGAAGGTTGGCAAGCCGAAGGCCGTGGCGTCTACCTCGTCATTAACACTGGCGGCGATACAGATTCGGAGATCACCCTTTGCCATGCCATCTTCTGCGAATGGGACGATCGCCCCAAAGACTGGCAGGTCACAGCCTGGCAAGATCTCGGCCTGCCAGAGCCCACCATGCAGGTCGACACCGGCGGCAAGTCGATCCATACCTACTGGGTATTCGCTGATCCCATCACCATCGATCAATGGCGGTCACTTCAGCGCCGTCTTCTTGAACACGCGGACGCCGATCGCACCCTTAAAAACCCGTCGCGCGTCATGCGCCTGCCAGGCACCTATCACGTCGGTGCTGATGGCGCACTAGGTGATCAGGTCGCAATTATTCACCAATCAGACACCTACTACACCTTCGAGCAGCTCGACAGTTGTCTGCCCGACGAGCCCACTCACAACACCATCGTTCAGGCTCGGCAGTTCACCGACTACACGCCCAGAACACTCTCTGAAATCCAAGACGCCCTCAACTGCATACCTGCAGCCATACCGAAAACAAAGCAATACCCGTTCTTTCGCAACCTCATGTGGGGTCTCATTGATGCCTGCCGCGAAGCCGGTGCATCAGCTGATGACGCCATAGCCCTCATGAAACGCCATAGCCCGCTCTTCGCCCAAGTAGAGCAGGTAGCCAGCAGCAACTGCCATTCAGTCAACGCCGGCACGTTCTGGTATTTCGCTCAACAGCACGGCTACAAACCACCGCGCCACATCCCGCAGGTGGTTTCACCATCACCACCGCCAACCACCACACCAGTCACAGCAGATCCTTCACCACTGCGCAAAATCGAGTCCAATGAGCTACTGGCTCAACTCCGCGCAGCCAATAACCTCCGCTACAACATCTTCACTCAGCAGATCGAGCGCAAGGCATCAAAAAGCGATTACGCCGTTCTGGAGAACGCTGAGCATTACTACCTAGAGATCGCAGAAGCTGGCGGCAAGATCTCCAAAGAAATCGCGCTTGATTGCCTCGTCAAGATCGCCAAGGCCAACCCATACGATCCGATCCGCAACTACCTCGATCATGTCGCCAACCACATTCAACCCACCTACATCGACCGCATCGCATCCACCTACCTCAGACCCGGTGATGCGCAGCATTCAGAGCCGACCCTTTTTGATCACATGATCCGCTGCACTCTCATCGCAGCCGTCAGACGGATCTATGAACCCGGCAGTAAGCACGACAACGCCACTGTTCTGATGGGTGAGCAGGGTGCCCGCAAATCTTCCTTCTGGGCAGCCCTTGGTGGGGACTTCTTCTCTGATGCCCTGCGCGACATCAGCAGCAAGGACGATCTGATGGTTCTCCATCGCTCCTGGCTCATGGAATGGGCAGAGCTTGATCACGTCACCAGCAAGAAGCACGCCGGTCAGGTCAAGGCATTCCTCAGCCAATCCACCGACATGTTCCGGGTGCCATACGGCAAGGCCACCGAAGCCTTCCCCAGGCGCTGCATCATTGTCGGTTCTACCAACCGCGACAGCGGCTTCTTGGTCGATGAAACGGGGAACCGCCGCTTCTGGGTCATCCCCGTCACCTGCACTCTTCAAAAGCCCATCGATGTACCTGCCCTGTACATCGAGCGGGATGCGATCTGGTCGGCAGCGGTAGCGGCCTATCGCAATGGCGAGCCCAGCGTCCTCACCTCTGACCAGGAAGCAATGGTCGCTGAGCAGAACCAGGACTACCTGGTGGAGTCGCCATGGCGTGCACCTATTGAGTCTTGGCTCATTGCCCCGGTCAATAAGTCCAAGGACATCACTACCGACGTGCTGCTGGCTGAAGCAATCCTCAAGCCGGTGGAGCGGCAGACCCGGGCTGATCAGATGCAGGTGGGGAGCATTTTGCGGGACTTGGGATACCAGCGACGACGGCAGAGAGTCGATGGCGTTCTCAAATGGGTCTACTTTTGAGACAGTTGCGTCTCATGAGTCTCAACTTGAGACTGGCGTTTGTTCCCACTCCGGCAAAACAGGTCGGAACATCAAACCCGTTCTGTGCCAAGCGATGTTCCTATGTTCCTATGTTCCTACTTAATATGTATATGTATTTATATAGGGGTATAGGGGGGGGTATAGGGGGCTGTAGGGAAAGTCTCTAAGGAGGGTCGGAACGATCGGAACATAGGAACACCCAGTCTCACGGCTTTTCGCCCCTCACCAGCTCGCCGGGCCCGGGCCTGCGCGGCGTTACAAGGCTCCGCCGCCTACCCTTGACCCATGGCATCCGTCACGCTCGACGCTGATCTGTCCGGTGCGATCAACTGGTCGGCTGCTCTCGCGCGGCAGATGCCATTTGCCACATCGCTGGCGCTGAACCGCACCGCCTTCGACATCCGGCAGCTGTTCAACTACGAAACGCAGCGCTACTTCGATCGCCCTGTGGCGTTCACGCAGCGCGCCTTCCTAGTCGAGCGCAGCAGTAAGCAGAACCTTGAGGCTGTGGTCTACGCCGAGGCCAGGCGTGCCCGCTATTTGCGCTTTGGCATTGATGGCGGTCTGCGGCCTCAGAAGGGCCTAGAGCGCAAGTTTTTAGGGCAGCAGGTAGGGAACATTCCTGCAGGCGCTCAGCTGCGCCCTACAGGCGCTGTACGGCGCGATGGCGGTGGCAACGTCAGCTTGGCCACATTGCGCTCAATCAGCGGCAAGGTGGCGACCAGCGGGCCGAACAGTGTGATGGTCGGCAAGCCACGTGGTGGCGCACGCCCTGCTGGTGTCTACCAGCGCACGCCAAGCGGCAAGCTGCGCCCGCTGTTCATCGCTGACACCAGCCGCGCTGCATACCGTCCACGCTTCCCAATCGGTCAGCTGGGCACACAGCTGGCTGAGCAGCGGTTTATGGGCTACCTGATCAGCAGCCTTGAGCAGGCTGTCGCCACGGCTCGCTGAGATCCACTGCGCCGCAAGCGATCTGGGCCATGCGGCTTGCGGGTCCTTGCCGGGTCAAACCCTGCGGGTCGTTCGCGCGCCCACGGATTGGCTAGCGCCAGCGCTTGACCCTCCTAAACCCTTGCGCTGCAAGGGATCTCACTGAGTCTCAAATGAGACTCCCCTAAGACAGTTTAGGAGCGTTTAGCACCAGTTAAGTTAACGCTAGTGCTACTTAACTCTGTGTTGGTTACGTTCGCTGAGTTTGCAGCGATCAGGGGATGCACGAAGGCTGCGGTTACTCATGCCAGCAAGAGCCGAATCGCTGAGGCGGTTGTGGTGAAGGATGAGAAAAAATGGCTGGACCGTGATCTAGCGCTGGAGCTGTGGAACAAGAACACAGCGGCTACACATGCCAGCAAGGTAAGCCGCCCCGATCCAGTGGATCCACCACCGCGTGATGCGCGTGAGCTGCGGCAGAGGGTGGCTGGGTTGCCTGATGATCTGATCCCGGAGCTGAATGAGAGCAGAGCGCGGCGTGAGCACTATCAGGCGGAGCTGGCGAAACTGGAGGTGGATTTAAAGCGCCGCGACCTGGTGCCTGCTGTTGAGGTGAAGAAGGAGGCGTTCGCGTTGGGTCGGAATGTGCGTGAAGCGCTGAGCAATCTGGCGGATCGGCTGTCGCACCAGCTGGCGGGTGAGAACGATCCGGCGGTGATCCACCAGGTGCTGAGCGATGAGCACCGTGCGGCACTGGTGGAGTTGGCTGATGGTTAGTCCGTGGCGCGCTGGGTTCATGGATGGCCTGCGACCTGAGCAGCCGTTGACGGTGAGCGAGTGGTCGGACCGTTATCGGAAGCTGAGCAGCAAGGCATCGGCGGAGCCTGGACCGTGGCGGACTTCAAGGACGCCTTACCTGAAGGAGCCGATGGACTGCCTGAGCAGCACCAGCAGCGTGCAGAGGGTGGTGATGCAGTTTGCGGCGCAGACGGGCAAGACGGAGGCGGGCAGTAACTGGCTGGGCTATGTGATTGACCATGCGCCTGGTCCGATGTTGTGCGTGCAGCCAACGGTGGAGATGGCCAAGAGGCTGAGCAAGCAGCGGCTTGAAAGTTTGATCAGCGAGACGCCATGCCTGGCGGAAAAGATCTCACCGGCGCGGGCTAGAGACTCTGGCAACACAATGTTTTCAAAGGAGTATCAGGGCGGCATTTTGCTGCTGACTGGTGCGAACAGTGCGACGGGACTCAGGTCGGCGCCGTGTCGGTATTTGTTTGCGGATGAGATCGACGCCTTCCCGAGCGACGTTGATGGCGAGGGCGATCCGGTGGCACTGGCTGAACGACGGACGACGACGTTCGCTCGGCGGAAGATTCTGCTGACCAGTACGCCCACGGTGAAGGACTTCAGCCGAATTGAGGCGGAGTATCAGCGCAGCGATCAGCGGCGGTTCTATGTGCCGTGTCCGTGCTGTGGGGAGATGCAGTGGCTGCAGTGGTCCAGGTTGAAGTGGGAGGAGGGCAGGCCGTCAACTGCGAGGTATGAGTGCGAGAAGTGTGGTGAACGATTTGAGGAAGTGCATAAGCCGCGGATGCTTGCTGCTGGTGAGTGGCGCGCTACGGCACCGAGCGATGGCAAGACTGCGGGATTTCACCTGTCGGGGTTGTATAGCCCGCTGGGCTGGTGCAGCTGGGAACAGCTGGTGGATGACTTCCTGCGGGCGAAGGGTGATGCGCCGGCGCTGAAGGCGTTTGTGAATACGCGACTGGCGGAGACATGGGAGGAGGACTACGCCGCGGCCGTGAATGCGGAGGGATTGATGGCGAAGCGATTGGCGTATGAGTCGGGCACCTGCCCTGACGGGGTGGTGCTGCTGACGGCTGGCGTGGACGTGCAGGACAACAGGCTGGCGGTGAGCGTGTGGGGCTGGGGTGAGGGCGAAACGGGTTGGATGGTGTGGCACCAGGAGCTGATGGGTGACCCGACTCAGGTGGAGGTGTGGAAGCAGCTGGACCAGGTGCTGGCTACGGCATGGCCAACGGCTGGCGGCAAGGAGCTGAAGGTGGCGCAGATGGCGATCGACTCTGGTGGCCATTGCACGCATGAGGTCTATCGGTATGTGCGAGATCGTGTGCGGCAGGGTGTGGTGGCGATTAAGGGCAGCAGCAGGCGCAATAGCCCGGCGGTGGGCAAGGGATCAAAGGTGGATGTGAACTGGCAGGGCAAGGTGATCAAGCGAGGCGTGACGCTGTACCAGCTGGGGACTGACACGATCAAGACCACGCTGTTCGGGAGGCTGCGGCACAACGAAGCGGGCGGGAGCTTGAACTTCGGGATGGCTGCTGATGAGGAATACTTCCGGCAGTTAACCAGTGAGAGGCAGGCGCTGCGGTATCACCGAGGGTTTCCGATTCGGGAATGGGTGAAGAAGGCAGGCGATCGAAACGAGGCGCTCGATTGTGCGGTTTATGGCTATGCGGCGCTGTTGATCTATGCGCGCAGGATGAACCCGCTAACGATGTGGGAGCAGCTGCGGGCGCAGTTGGAAGAAGGAAAGAAGACGCCGCTAAGATCAAAGAAGCAGCCGCCCGCCGCGGCCCCTGGTTTCGTGCACAACTGGTAGGCCGTGAACATCCCGAGCGAAATCAGGGCAGGCGACACGATCCAGTGGCGTGATGTTGCTGGCGTCGACAATTTGGGCAATACGGTCGGCAGCTCGGATTACACGCTGACCTATTGGCTGCGATTCAACGCTGCGAGCGAAGGCATCAATGTGACCGGCACTGCCTACGGCACTGGCTGGGAGTTCACGATCGCCGCCAACACCAGCGCGACCATGGACGCTGGCACTTGGTACTGGCAGGCAATCGCTAGTAAGACCGGCTCGGTGATCACGCTGGGCAGCGGGCAATCGCTAGTGCTGGCGGCACTGAGTTATTCGGGGACACCTGCTGCACTGGATGGCCGGACGCAAGCGCAGAAGGATCTGGACGCGGTGCAGGCGGCGATCCGCGCGATTGTGAGCGGCGGCGTTGCCAAGGAATACACCATCGGCAACCGGAGCCTAAAGAAATACGATCTAACGGATCTGCTGGCGTTGGAGACGAAGTTGAAGGCTGATGTGAATCGCGAGCAAAAGGCGCAGATGATTGCCAATGGTTTGGGCAATCCGTTCAACCTGTTCGTGAGGTTCTAATGGGACTCCGCACCCGGCTGTTCAAGGCGATGGGATTCGAGCCGGTACGGCCGCGGCAAAGGGCATACCTGGGTGCGCGGGTGAGCAGGCTGACCAGCGACTGGGTGACCAGTGGCACCAGCGCTGATAGTGAGATCAAGTCGAGCTTTAAGTCGTTGCGCAACCGTGCGCGGCAGCTGTGCCGCGACAACGACTATGCGCGGCAGGCACTGCGGGCGATCCAGAACAACGTGATCGGCCACGGTATTCGGCACCAAGGGCAGGTGCGGATGCTGCGTGGCGGGCGGTTGGATGAGGTGATGAACGCGCAGATCCACGAGGCGTTCGAGCAATGGATGAACAAGAACCGCTGTGATGTCAGCGGGCTGCTCGGTTTTTATGACATGCAATCGCTGCTGGTCCGCAGCTTGGCGGAAAGCGGCGAGGTCTTTGTGCGGATGATTCGCCGGCCATTTGGCGATTCAAAAGTGCCCTTTGCGTTGCAGGTGCTGGAGGCGGATTATCTGATTGATGACGATGTGCCGCAGGCCGCGGCCGGCAACACGGTGCGGATGGGCATCGAGGTAGATCAGTACCTACGCCCGCAGGCTTACCACTTCTATGCGAACCATCCGGGCGATACCTATGCGGGCAATGCCCGGACCAATGGGCGCCGGATCCGGGTGCCTGCTAGTGAGGTGCTGCACCTGTTTATTTCTGACCGTCCGGGCCAGACCAGGGGCGTGACGTGGTTCGCCTCGACATTGATGCGGCTGCACATGCTGCAGGGCTATGAGGAGGCCGAGGTGGTGCGTGCACGGGCTAGCAGTGCGCTGATGGGATTCATCACCAGCCCTGAGGGTGAGCTGACGCCTGATGAGGTCTACGAAGGCGAGCGGGTGAGTGATTTCCAGCCTGGTGTCTTTAAGTATTTGGACCCCGGTCAACAGGTGACGGTGCCTGATTTGAATGCACCCGATGGCCAGTTGGAGCCCTTCACCCGGTCGATGCTGCGTGCCGTGGCTGCTGGCTTAGGCGTGAGCTTTGAGAGCATCAGCAAGAACTTTTCAGAGACCAACTACAGCAGCAGCAGGTTGAGCTTGTTGGAGGAGCGCGATACCTACCGGGTGCTGCAGCGGTACATGATCGAGAACTTCCTGCAGCCGGTATTCAACGCATGGCTGGACATGGCGGTGCTGAGCGGTGAGATCAACCTGCCGGGCTATGAAACCAATCCTGAGCGCTATCGCGCTAGCAGGTGGGTCGCCCGTAGCTGGGAATGGGTGGATCCGATGAAGGAGGTCGAGGCGTACAAGACTGCTGTGCGCTGCGGATTTAAGACGTTGGGCCAGGTGATCGCTGAACAGGGCAGTGATCTGGACGATGTGCTGGTGGCGCGTCAGAGAGAGCTGGCGCTGTTGGATGAGCTGAACATCGTCACCGACACCGACCCGAGTGAGGTGACCGATGGCGGCGCTAGCCAGCACAAGCCAACGGGCGTGGTGGATCCGTTCGGCGATACGGAAGCACCCATGGGCGAGGTAGAAGAGGTCGAGGAGGAGGAGGTGATTGATGGCGACGATTGAAGGCGCTACATCAAAGGCCGATAGAATCAAGGCAATACAAGACAGAAGCGCTGTGGACTTAGAGCGCCCCTATCCGAATGAGCACGCTGCTCGGTTGAAAGATCCCGACCAGTTTGATTCGCTGCAACGCGTCAATGATGAAGGTGGCGCTGGGATTGATTTCATCTATGGGATCAAGGAAGGCGAGAGCGAGATTCAAGCGATCCGGTTCCGTAGTTCGCAGTACACGCCGGCGGAAGCGCGTGCGTGGCTGGCTGAGCACGACTTTGATCCGATCGAGTTTGAGGAAGCTACTGGCGATGGCGAGGCTGATCGCGCAAAGCCTGACGGCTTAAAGGTCGGTGATTTTGTGCAATGGGATTCAAGCGGCGGCACTGCACGCGGCCAGATTGACCGCATCGAGCGCGATGGTCAGATTGATGTGCCGAATGCTGAGGTGGTGATCAATGGCACGCCTGACGATCCTGCGGCACTGATCACAGTGTTCCGCGAGGGAGAGCAGGGATGGGAGGACACGCCAGTGCGTGTAGCGCATCGGTTCTCGACGTTGACGAAGATTGCAGCGTTGCGGGCGATGGAGGGCAAATACAAGCGCAGCGAGATGACTGCGTTTGATGAAATCGAAGAGCGGACCTATGAGTTCCCGTTCAGTTCTGAATATCCGGTCGCTCGTTACTTCGGCAACGAGATTTTGAGCCATGAGATCAAGGCGGCTGATCTTAGTCGCCTGAACGATGGCGCTCCGCTGTTGTTCAACCACAACCCTGACCGTGTGATCGGTGTTGTGGAGCGTGCATATATCGACGGCAAAAAGCGCCGCGGTTATGCGCGTGTGCGGTTCAGCCGCAACCCATTCGCTCAAGAAGTCTTGAGTGATGTGAAGGATGGCGTTCTTCGAAATGTCTCCTTCGGTTACTCCATTGACAAGATGGAGGAACGCGGCAGTGGCGACTTTGTTGCTACTGCTTGGTCGCCGTATGAGATCTCCGTGGTCTCAATACCGGCGGACAAGACGGTGGGCATCGGCCGATCGCTGGAGCCCACCGAAGAAGCTGCTTCGGCAGCACCAACACCTGATCCCATTCCTTCAATGGAAAACACCACCCCCGATCTGGCCGTGGTGCGGGCCGAAGCCGCTGAGGCTGAGCGCTCCCGCATCGCTGGCATTTCTGCGCTGTGCGATAAGCACGGCATGGCCGATCTCGGCCGCCAGCTGGTGGAGTCTGGTCGTTCTATCGACGAGGCTCGTGCCGCTGTTCTTGAAAAGCTCGACATTCCCCAGGAGCCCGTCACCATGAGCGCCGCTGAAATCGGCCTTAGCGAGAAGGAGAGCCGCAGCTTCTCCTTCCTGCGTGCCATCAACTATCTGGCTAACCCGGCCGATCGCAACGCCCGCGAGGCTGCTGCGTTCGAGATCGAGGCATCTGATGCTGCTGCTGCAAAGCTCGGCCGTCAGTCCCGCGGTATCACTGTTCCCCAGGACGTGCTGCGCCGTGACCTCAACGTCGGCACCGCTTCCGCTGGTGGCAACCTGGTCGCTACCGAGCTGGACGCTGGTTCCTTCATCGACCTGCTGCGCAACGCTTCGGCTCTCGATCAAGCTGGCGCCACCGTGCTGACCGGCCTGACCGGCAACGTGGCTATCCCCCGCCAGTCCGGCGCTGCTACCGCCTACTGGGTGGCTGAGTCCGGCTCCCCCACCGAGTCCCAGCAGACCGTCGACCAAGTGAGCCTGGTGCCCCGCACCTGTGCTGCCTTCACCGACTACAGCCGCAAGCTGATGCTTCAGTCCTCCATCGACGTGGAGAACATGGTGCGCAGCGATCTGGCTCGCGTGATCGCTCTGAAGATCGACTACGCCGGCCTGTATGGCACTGGTGCTAGCAACGAGCCCCTGGGTCTTAAGAACACCACCGGCATCGGCACCGAGGACTTCGCCGCTGCTACCCCGACCTTCGCTGAGGTTGTGGCACTGGAGAGCGACGTGGCTGGCAGCAATGCCCTGCTCGGCACTCCTGTCTATCTGATGAACGCCGCCATGCGCGGTGGTCTGAAGACCAAGGCCAAGGACGCAGGCTCCGGTCTGTTCGTCATGGAAGGCGATCTGGTGAACGGCTACCGCGGTGTGCTGTCCAACCAGGTGGCATCCGGCGATCTGTGGTTCGGCAACTTCGCCGACCTGATCATCGGCTACTTCTCCGGTCTGGATCTGATGGTTGACCCCTACACCCACAGCACCTCCGGGACTGTGCGCGTGGTGGCCATGCAGGACGTGGACATCGCTGTCCGTCATCCTGAATCCTTCAGCCGCGGCAACGACACCCTCTGATCATGTTGATCAAGGTCCTACGGCAATCAATGCTGGCAGGCCAGGTTGTTCGGATTGGGGAGGTCCATGAGGCTTCCCCTTCCGACGCCAAGCTGTTGATTGGCATTGGTAAGGCTGTTGCGGTCGCCGCTCAGGTGGCCGAGGTGATTGAGAAGATCACTGAACCTGCACCTAAACCATCTACCCCTCGACGGAGGGCAAAATCATGACCATCCACAACCTTGGTTCCAAGACCACGGTCCTCGGTCTGCTCCGCAACGATGTTGTGGCTGCAACCGGGACCGGCTCTGCCATCGATCTGCAGGGCTATGAGGGCGACATGGCTGTGCTGCTGGACGCCGAGGCCGGCGGTGCTGGCATCACCTACGCCGTGAAGCTGACCGAATCCGACACCTCCGGCGGTTCCTACACCGACGTGACCGGCGGCGGATTCACCACCACCACCGCTAACACTGCTTCGCTGCAAAAGATCTTCGTGAACGTGAGCGCCCTTAAGCGTTACGTGAAGGTCTCTGTAACCGTTGCCGGTGGCTCTGGCGCTGGTGCTGTCGCTGTGATTGGCCTGGCTTCTGCCAAGTACGTCTGATCATGGCGATCACTGAGGATCTGGATAGTTTCTTGGTGGACTTCGGCGTCAGCTGTACGGCTGGCGCCACTACCGCCAACGGAATCCTGGACATGCCTAGCCAGGTAATCAGCGATGGAATGGTGCTTACCACCGACTACACGCTGACGGCCAGAACCTCAAACTTCGGCAGTCTCATCCGCGGCGATTCGATCACCGTGGATGGGACTGCTTACACCGTCAGAGAGACGATGCTGCTCGATGACGGCAAGTTTGTCCAACTTGGGATCCAAAGAACATGAGCGGTCCCTTCAAAATCAACAGTCGCAGCCAGTGGTCAGCGCTGAATCCAGTGCTGATGGCAGGAGAACCTGGCGTCGAAAAAGAAACCGACAACCTGAAGATCGGCGATGGCCTGACGGCTTGGAATAAGTTGCCGTATCACGGCTGCCCTGGCTATTGGGGATCGTTCTGGGATACCACCTCGCAGGTGGCCGCGGCTGCTAATACGCCCTACTCCATCAATCTGCGGCAGATGGATCTGGCAAACCGTGGCGTAAGGCTTATTTCGGATAGCCGCATGACGGTCGACCATCCGGGGGTCTATAGCATTACCTTCTCAATCCAGTTCAGCAATAGCGACTCACAGATTCACGACATCAATGTCTGGCTGCGCAAGAACAACGACGGCAGCGCTGGCGATGTGCCTGCTAGCGATAGCAAGTTCAGCATCATCAGCAGCCATGGCGGCGTTGATGGCAACGTGATCGGCACGGTGAACTTTGTGTTGGGTCTAGTGGCTGGTGACTACATCGAGCTGATTTGGGCAACAAGCAACGTCGCGGCCTATATCCATGCAGAGGCTGCAGCTACTAGCCCGTTCTCGCATCCGAGCATCCCTGGCATCATCTGCACAGTGGTCCAGGTGGCATCCGCATGACAACGCGCCGCGAGTCGATCCTGGCCAGGATTCGCACAAACCTGACCGATACCACCAACGTCGGCACGCGGATCTACCGCAGCCGAGTGGAGCCGTTAGCGCGGGGCGAACTGCCGGCGATTGTGGTCGAACCGATCAGCGATGTTTGCGTGCAGCTGACGAGCACTCCGACGCTGGATTGGAGCCTTACGGTGCGGGTTGCAGTGATCGTGCGCGGCAACATCCCAGATCAGGTTGCTGACCCGATCATCGAATCGCTGCACGCCAAGATCATGGCGGATTTGACCTGCAACGGTTTCGCTTATGACGTGCAGCCGACTGGAGTGAGTTTTGACATGCAGGAGGCAGACCAGCCATCTGGTGTGATCTCCTGCGATTTCGTGGTGAAGTATCGGACTCGTGTCGCTAATTTGGCTCAGAGTCCGTAGTAGCTACGATGATGGACGAATACAAAGGCCAGGGCGGCAGCTATCTGGTCGACAAGAAAACCGGCAAGCGAAAGCTCGTCGAGCGGACTCAGCCGGCTCCCCACCTAACACCCGAGGAAGCCACCAATGGCCTCAGTTCTGACACGCCGGCGCCTGATCCTGGCGAAGATTGAATCAACCTACGGCACTGATTCGACTCCTACTGGGTCGAGCAATGCCATCTTGGTGCGCAACCTTGAGATTCAGCCACTGGTCGCCGACACGGTGAACCGCGATCTGGTGCGCCCTTACATGGGGCAAGCTGACCAGCTGCTGGCGCAGACTCGTGTTGAGGTGACATTTGAGGTTGAACTGGCTGGCTCCGGTGCTGCAGGCACTGCCCCTGCCTATGGTCCGGTGCTGCGCAGCTGCGGCCTGAGCGAAACCCTGGTGACCAGCACCAGCGCCACCTACGCGCCTGAAAGCAGCGGCTTCGAGAGCGTGACCATCTACTACCACGAAGATGGGATTCGCCATAAGGTGACCGGCTGCCGCGGCACGTTTGAGATCACTGGTGAAGTGGGTCAAATCCCGGTCATCAGCTTCTCCATGACGGGCATCTACAACGCCCCGACCGATGAGACGCTGCCGACCCCTACCTACGCCAACCAGGCCAGTCCGCTGATCTTCAAGGCTGGCAACACCACCAACTTCTCAGCCTTCTCCTACAGCGGTTGCCTGCAGTCCTACAACTTCAGCATCGCCAATGATGTGATCTACCGCGAGCTGGTGGGTTGCACGAAGGAAATCATGATCACCAACCGTGCCCCTAGTGGCACCATCGTGATCGAAGCGCCGACCATCACGGACAAGGACTTTTTCGCCATTGCCACTGGCAGCAGCACCGGCAGCATCACCTTCCAGCACGGCACCACCGGCGGAAACATCTGCACGGTGACCACTGCGCAGTCGGACCTGGGCAACCTGAGCTATAGCGATCAGGATGGCGTTCAGATGCTGAACATGCCATTTATTGCAGTTCCGACCAGTTCGGGCAATGATGAGCTGAGTATCGCTTTCACCTGATCTTGGCTTTCGTCCTTAAGCGGTCTGGCTCTTACAGCTGGCCTGTCCATTTCGACATTCCTGTCGATGGCGGCCGCTTTGAGCGCCAGACCTTTGATTGCGAGTTCAAGCACCAGTCTCAATCGCGGATTCAAGAGATCAGCGAAGGCATCGGCAACGATGAGCTATCGGCTTTAGAGGTGGCGGCTGAGGTGCTAGTCGGCTGGTCTGGTGTGACCGATGACGAAGGCAAAGAAGTGCCTTTTAGCCAGAAAAGCATGGCGGATCTGCTTGAGGTTCCAATGCTGGCGAGCGCCATTGTCATGGCCTACTTTGAAAGCCTGCAGGGAGCCAAGCGAAAAAACTGATCGAGGCCGCCGAGCATTGGACAAGCGGCGGCGTCGTTGATGAGGTCGCCGACGATGCCGCGGCCATGGGCATCACGCTGCCAGATCTGCCTCCACCACCAGAGGAAAACTTTCAGGTCTGGCAATCCAACTGGGAAATCGTGCAGATGTTTCTGCGCCTTCAAACCCAATGGCGCACCAGCATGTCTGGAGTGACGGGATTGGACTATACAGCGGCCGAATGGCTGTTTAAGCTGTACGCAGTAGAAGAGCCGCGGGAGCTGCTGGAGGGCCTGCAAGTTATGGAGGCAGCAGCAATGAGCAAGCTCAACCAATCCAGCTAGCCATGACCCTCAACCGCGACGCCGCATTCCGCCTCAAGGTCAACGTCGACGGTGCCAATCAGATCACTGCGTTTAATCGCAATCTGAAGGGCTTAGAGACCACTGCGCAGCTGAGCAAGGCCCAGCTTGGGCAGATGAACATCCAGATCAACCGCATGGCGCGGGAGGCTGGAAACACCACTGCCGGGATTCGGCAGCACATCGCAGCGCTGACCACGTTGCGTGACCGGGTTGATCTCAACAGCAAGGCATATCAGCGCCTGGGCAATGAGATCGACCAGCTGCAGGGCAAGCTCAAAGCAGCATCTGGTGCAGCGGCTGGAGGGGGTGGCGCAGGTGGTGGTGCGTTGCAATCGATCCTTGGTCTAGGCGGCAAATTGGCCGCAATTACTGCTGCAGCCGCTGGATTTGGAATCCTTGCAAAATCAGTGGTTGACACTGGCGTGTCAGCCATTGAATCTGAGCGGCGATTAAGGTCGCTGAGCCAAGGTTTAGATAGTTACACTCAGGTGCAATTTGCTGCTTCTGCGGCTGCTCAGAAGTTCGGCATAACTCAGACGCAAGCCAATCAAGAGTTCGCTCAGGTTTATGCTCGACTAAGACCGATTGGTTTGAGTCTTGAAGAAATCACTTCGGTCTACAACGGCTTTAATACTGCAGCCAAACTCAGCGGAACGACCGCAACCGAAGCTAGCGCTGCCTTTCTGCAGCTAAGCCAAGGTCTCGGCACCGGCGTGCTGCGTGGTGAAGAACTGAATAGCGTCTTTGAGCAGACACCTGCTGTTGTGCAGGCTATTGCTAAGGAGATGGGCGTTGGTGTTGGCCAGATTCGTGAATTAGCCAAAGAGGGCAAGGTCACCAGCGACATCGTTATTGCTGCACTGCAAAGCATTGAGCGAGATGGTTCTGCAAAACTTGAAGAAGCGCTGAAAGGACCAGAGCAGCAATTTAGAAATTTGGATGTTGCAGTTCAGGACTTGAAATTAACTGCGGCCGATTTTGCTTTACCTGCGATTATTCAAGGCGTCAAAGATCTGACTTTCTTTATCAAAGAACTGAATGCAATTATCAAGATCGTTGATTGGAATCTTGTCTTTGAAGCTATTGGCCAAGCGGGGCCGCTTATTTCTGGCGGCTCTTTATCAATAACACCTAGGGGTGGTCGAGCGAAGCCGCAAAAGCTGGGGCCTGCATTGACTCCTGACATTATTGCTGGCGTTCAGTCCAGAGAGCGTCGCGATCGTCCTCGCCCCACAAGGACTGGCGGCGGCGGGGGTGCAGGTAAAAGTGCTGCAGCTGAAATCCGCGAGATCAGTCAGGCCGAACTGGACTTGAGCAGAAAGCTAAATGCTGCTCGCGTTAGCGAAAATCAACTGCTTGAGGCGCAAACCCGATTTGAGCTGGATATGCTTGAAATCGGCAAGCAGAAGTTGGGCCAGCGGGCGAAATTAAAAGCCGAAGACGAGGCAGCAACTCGCCTGCGCATGGCAGAAATGAACTTTGCCAAAGAAGCGGGCAGCGCCGTAGCCCAGGCGTTCTTGGAAAGAAACAAACTGCAGGAGGACTACAAGAGAGTCGTCGAGGATTTACAAATTAAGACCGGAGCTATCACTGGCGAACAGTTAAAGCAACTGGAGATTGACCGCGAAGTTGCGTCAATTCTTGAGCGGTTGCCTGGTTTGACTCAGGCGCAGATCGACAAAATCAAAGGCTTGGTAACTGCCAGCAAGGAAGTCAAGGACAGTTTTAAGGACACCTTCAACGACAGCCTTAAACAGTATTACGACGAATTGAGCAACTTTGGCGGTCAGGTTGGCTCCGCTGTTGTCGGCGCCTTCAAAGGCATCGAAGATCAGCTAACCACCTTCGTCACCACTGGTAAGGCTAACTTCCGCGATCTGGCGAACAGCATCATCGCGGACATCACCAGGATCGCAATCAGGCAGGCGATCATTCGCCCGATTGTTGGGGCGTTGTTTCCTGATTTGAAAAAGAGCGCCATGGGCAACGTCTTTGCCCAGAACGGCATCCAGAAGTTCGCCCGCGGCGGGATCATTGACAAGCCGACCGTCTTCCCGTTCGCTAAAGGCATCGGCCTGATGGGTGAGGCTGGTCCCGAGGCGATCATGCCGCTACGTCGCGGCAGTGATGGCAGGCTGGGCGTTGAAGCTGCAGGTGGCGGCGGTGGTGTGAACGTAGTGGTGAACGTCGACGCGCAAGGCACCAGCGTGCAGGGTGATGGCGGCCGCGCTGGTGATCTTGGTCGCGTAATCAGCGAAGCGGTCAAGAATGAGATCGTTGCTCAGAAACGCCCCGGAGGCTTGCTCGCATAATGGCCACCTTCTCCTATACCCCTAGTTTTGAAGCGACCGAGGTTAGTAAGCCGCGCGTCGTCACCTTTGAGGCCGGCGATGGCTACCAGCACCGCGTCGGGTTCGGTTTGCACCGCGATGCCAAGGAATGGCAGCTTAATTTCCTGAACCGCACCGACACCGAACGCGACAACATCACGGCATTTCTGGAGGCTCGTGGTGGCGTCGAGAGCTTTGACTGGACACCACCGCGCGGATCGGCTGGCAAGTACATCTGCAAGGAATGGCAGACCACGCTGAGATCGTGCAATTTCAACAACATCACCGCAACATTCGTGCAGGTGTACGAGCCGTAAACGATGGCGATCCCAGTCTCAGAGCTTCAGAAAATCGCCCCGAGCAGCATCATCGAGCTGTTTGAGCTGCAACTGGTCACCGCCTTGCATGGCAGCAGCACGGTCTATCGGTTCCATGCCGGCAGCAACATGGATGCCAATGGCGAGCTGGTTTGGAACAGCAACACCTATCAACGGTTTCCGGTTGAAGCGGAGGGTTTTGAGTACACCGGCACCGGAAGCCTGCCGCGGCCAAAGATCCGGGTCAGCAATGTGCTCGGCACGATCACCTCGATTCTCCTGACGGTCAATGCGACCACGGCGCACAACGATCTAACGGGCGCGACGTTGACCAGGATCCGCACCATGGCGCGGTATATCGATGGCGCCAACTTTACGGGCGGCACCAATCCCTACGGCACGCCGGACCCGACGGCGGAGTTCCCGAGGGAGGTGTACAAGATCGCGCGCAAATCAACCGAGAACCGTCAGGTGGTTGAGTTTGAGTTGGCGGCGGCGTTTGACCTTGCTGGTGTGCGTGCACCTAAGCGGCAGTGCATTGCCAACATCTGCCAATGGGTCTACCGCTCGACGGAATGCGGTTACACCGGCACCAACTACTGGGACGCGAATGATGTCTCGGTCGCAAGTTCAGCGAATGATGTCTGCGGCAAACGGTTGAGCAGCTGCAAGCTGCGGTTCGGTGCAACTGCAGAGCTGCCTTATGGCAGCTTCCCTGGCATTGGTGCCTACACCGTATGAGCTGGAAGGACGAAGCGCTTAAGCACGCGCAAGCGGAAGATCCCCGCGAAGCCTGCGGCCTGGTGGTGGTGGTCAAAGGGCGCCGGCGCTACTGGCCGTGCAAGAACCTGGACCAAGATGGCGCGCAGTTTGTGCTCTGCCCGGAGGACTACGCCGCAGCGGAAGATGCCGGCGAGATCGAGGCAGTGTTCCATAGCCATCCGGTCACACCTGCAGAGCCCAGCCAGGCTGATCTGATCAGCATTGAGGCGACCGGGCTGCCTTGGTTCATCGTCAACCCAAAGACTGAGGCATGGTCAGAGACGCATCCAAGCGGCTACCGCGCGCCATTGATTGGCCGCAGCTGGGTCTGGGCGGTGAGCGATTGCTGGACCCTGGTGCGCGACTGGTACGGCGAGCACGGCATTGATCTGCCGGACTGGCAACGTCCGGCTACCCATGCTGAGTTTGAAGCTGCACCGATGTTTGACGGCTGTTGGGAGGAGGCTGGCTTTGCTCCACTTGATGCTGATGATGGCCTGCAGTTTGGCGATGCCTTACTGATGAACATCGAAGGCCGCGGCCTGAATCATGTGGGCGTTTACATCGGCGACCAGTTGGTGCTGCATCACCTGCGCGGTCGGTTGTCGAGCCGGGATCTATATGGCGGATGGCTGCAGGATTGCACTGGCCGTAGGCTGCGGCATTGCAACGCCGATAAACTGATCGAAGGCTGAGGATTGCCCATGCTCCGCGAAATCCGAGTGTATGGGCAGCTGGCGAAACTCCTCGGGCGGCGGAAGTTTATGGCCGCAGTCGATTCAGCAGCTGAGGCAATTCGCTTTCTGCTCGCCAACTTCCCGGAAGTTGAACGCCACATGTGCGAGGAAGGCCGGCACTACAAGGTGATTGTGGGCGATCACTCGGTGGGGTTGGATGAGTTGCACGGACCAGTGGGCAGCAGTGCGATTCAGATCATCCCGGTGATTGGTGGTGCTGGTGGTCGAGGCGCAAGCATCGGCCAGATCATCCTGGGCGTGGCGTTGGTTGCGGCGGCGATCTTTATTCCTGGCCTAGGGATGGGACTTGCTGGGGCAACAGTGACAAAGATCGGCCTGCTCGGCGGCGCATTAATCCTCGGTGGCGTTTCGCAGCTACTAACACCAACACCAACGCTTGGATCTGCTGGCACAGGCGGCAGCTATTCCGGCTATAGCGGCACCACCAACACCGAACTGGATCCGCAGAAGTCTTACAGCTTCAGCGGTATTCAGAACACCAGCCGGGCAGGCACTCCATTGCCGTTGGCATTCGGTGAAATCATCACCGGATCCATCGTGATCTCGGCAGGCATCGATACGGACAACATCTGATGGACGAACTGATTCGCGGTGCTGGTGGTGGCGGAGGCGGCGGTGGCGGTGGCGGTGGCGGCACCACGGTCGTCCAGCAGACGGTTGTCGCGCCAACCCGCACGCCGGTTCGCGATGCAGACACGCTGGCTTCTAAGCAGTTTGCGACGTTCGTCGATCTGCTGAGCGAAGGCGAGATCGAGGGGTTTCCATCAGCTCGCGCCTACACGCGCGGCACTGACGACTACAACCGGGCGCTGCTGAAGGACGTATTCCTTAACGGCACCCAAATCCTGCGGCAGGGTGCTGATCCAACCAATCCGCAGGCTGCGGACTACAACTATCAGAACGTCTCTTTCCAGGCCAGGTACGGCACGCAGGCGCAGACGTACATGACGGGTTTCTCGGACATCGAACGAGAGACCAACGTTCAAGTAAAGGTCGAGCAAGCAACGCCTGTCACCCGCAGCATTACTGACACCACTGTCAATGCAGTGCGCGTCACGATTGCAGTGCCGCGTTTGGAGCAGTACACAAGCGAGGGCGACGTAAGAGGCACCAGCCTGAACCTGCGGGTCCAGGTGCAGTACAACGGCGGCGGCTACTCCACCGTGGTCGACGACACGATCTCAGGCCGTACTGCTGACCAGTATCAGAAGGACTACAAAGTGCAGCTGTCGGGTGCGTTCCCGATTGATGTGCGCGTGGTGCGCGTCACAGCTGATAGCGGTGACACCAACCTGCTGAATGACTTCTATTGGGCGAGCTACACCGAGATCACCGAGCAGAAGCTGCGCTATCCCAACAGCGCCCTAGTGGCGATGCGGTTAGATGCTGAGCAGTTCAGCAGCATTCCGGCGCGCACCTATCGCATCCGCGGGATCAAGGTGCCGATTCCGAGCAATGGCACCGTTGATCAGACCACTGGTGCGATCAGCTACGCCGGCGCATGGGATGGCACTTTTGCGGCTGCTGCATGGACATCGGATCCGGCGTGGATTCTGTACGCATTGCTGACCAATACGCGCTGGGGGCTAGGCGATCACATCAGCGCTAGTCAGCTGGATAAGTTCGCTTTCTATTCGGCCAGCCAATACGCATCGGCCAGCATCGATGACGGCTTTGGCGGCACTGAGCCGCGCTTCTCCTGCAATGCCCTGATTCAAAACCAAGAAGAGGCGTACAAGCTGATCAACGATCTGTGTTCCTGTATGCGGGTGATGCCGTACTGGAGCACCGGATCGCTGACCATCAGCCAAGACAAGCCAGTCGACTCCAGTTACCTGTTCACGCTGGCGAACGTCAGCTCTGACGGTTTCAGCTACACCGGCTCTGATCTGAAGACCAGACATACGGTCGCGATCGTCAGCTACCTCGATCTGACAACGCAGGACGTTGCTTATGAAATCGTCGAGGACAAGGATGCGATCGCGAAATATGGCGTGATCAGCACCAGCGTGAAAGCATTTGCCTGCACCAGCCGCGGACAGGCTGCACGGCTGGGCGAATGGCTGCTCTACACCGAACAACAGGAAGGCGAGGTCGTTCAGTTCAAGACTTCAATCGATGCAGGCGTGCTGGTGCGCCCTGGTCAGGTGATTGAGATCGCCGACCCGGTGAAGGCTGGCGTTCGCCGCGGTGGTCGCATTGCATCGGCCACCACCACCGTGATTACGGTCGACGACACGGCGGAGACTGATCTGGTCACCACCGGCAGCGCCACGTTGTCGGTGATCTTGCCTGATGGCACGGTCGAAACCAAAGCGATCAGCAGCATCGCCGGCGCAGCGATCACCGTTGCCTCTGCATTTAGTGCAGCGCCGAATGTTAATAGCGTCTGGGTGCTGAGTAACAGCAACGTACAGACCAGCACTTGGCGCGTGCTGACGGTCGCCGAGATCGATCGTGTTCAGTATGAAGTCACCGCGATCTCTTACAACTCCAGCAAATACAACTACGTCGAGCGTGGTTTCAAGCTGCAGACGCGCGACATTACGCAGCTGAACGAACCGCGGCCGGCACCTGGCAACTTGGCGGCATCGGAGACGATCTACGAAAACAACGGCCAGGTGCGCGTCAAGCTGATCGTCAGCTGGCGCGCGGTGGTCGGTGTCTCTGAGTATCAGGTGCAGTGGCGGCCGGTTAATGGCAACTGGACAACGGTCAATGTGCCGCGGACTGATTACGAAATCCTCGACACCACGGCGCAGACCTATGAGATCCGGGTCTACAGCTTGAACGGTTCACGGACTCCAAGCACATCACCGGCATCGCTGAGCTATGCAGCAGTCGGCAAGACCGCAGTCCCCGGCAATGTTCAGAATCTGACCTTTGAAGCAATCAGCGCTAACTCAGGTCGTCTGCGCTGGAATCCAACGGTCGACCTTGACGTAAAGATCGGCGGCCGCGTTCACATCCGCCACAGCAACCTGACGGATGGCACTGCAACCTGGGCAAATAGCGTCGACCTGGTTGAGGCCAAGTCCGGCAGCGCCACTGAGGCGATCATCCCGCTTGTTGAAGGTGAAGTGCTGGTGAAGTTCGAGGACGATGGCGGCAGACAGTCTGCATCAGAGACGAGCGTCATCATCGACCTACCTGACGCCCTAGGCAATTTGCTGGTTGAATCGCGGCGTGAAGATGCCGACACGCCGCCCTTCCAAGGCAGTAAGACGACGGTCTTCTACAGCGAGGAATATGACGCGCTGACCCTAGAAGGGACTGGCCTGCTAGATGGCATTGCGGACTTTGATGCAATCACATCATTTGATGTTTTTGGCGATGTTGCCAGCAGCGGCACCTATCAGTTCAACAGCACCTTGGACCTGGCCGCGGCCTATAGCCTGGACCTGAAGAGATTCTTCGTTACTCGCGCCTACTTCCCATCTGATCTGATCGACAGCCGAGCCGGCAACGTCGACGATTGGGACGACTGGGATGGCTCTGCTGCTGCCAGGGTGAACTCGAAGCTGTACCTGCGCAGCACCAGCGACAACCCGAGCGGATCGCCCACCTGGTCGGCATGGCAGGAGTTTGTCAATGGCACTTTTAAGGCCAGGGCGTTCCAATTCAAGGCAGAGCTGACCAGTGCTGACATTGCGCAGAACATCCTGATCGATGAGTTGGGCTACGAAGCCACCTTCCAACGCCGACAGGATCAAAGCGTTGGCAGCATTAGTAGCGGCGCCGGTGCCAAGACGGTCACCTTCGACAAACCGTTCTTCACCGGCACCTCAGTGCTTGGCGGCGTCAACAGCAGTCTCCCCAGCATTGGCATCACTGCGCAGAATATGGGAACTGGCGACTACTTTGAGGTGAGTGGCGTCAGCGGAACGCAGTTCACGGTCACCTTCCGCAACTCGGCAGGCACTGCAGTCAGTCGCGATTTTGCGTGGACGGCAGTCGGTTATGGCAAGGGGGCTTGATTCCTGCAAGAATCAAGCTAACGACAGTCGATCCACAGGCAAATGAGTCAGCACGACTATGTGATCGCTAACGGCACTGGCGCGGCGGTTCGCAGTGACTTGAACAATGCGCTGGCCGCCATCGTCAGCAACAACAGCGGATCAACAGAGCCGACCACGACTTACGCCTACCAATGGTGGGCGGACACCACAGCCAACCAGCTGAAGCTGAGAAACGCGGCCAATAGTGCTTGGATCACGATCCAGGAACTTGACGGCACGATGCTGATGGAGGCTGGCTCGGCTGCATCGCCGGGTCTTGCCTTTGCATCGGATCTTGATACCGGACTGTTCAGCGCTGGCACGAACGCACTAGGCATTGCGACTAACGGCGTTGAGCGGGTGGAGTTCGGCACCAGTGAAGTGGTGTTCAACGATGGCGGGGCAGACGTTGATTTCAGAATCGAAGGTGATACAAACGCGAACCTATTCTTTGTTGACGCTGGCAACGATCGAGTAGGCATAGGGACTAGTTCGCCTCATGCAACTTTTCAGGTACATGACGGAGCTTTTGTTCTATCAAAACCCGCCTCTGGCTCTGAACGTAATTGGCGCATACTACCTTCTGACGCTGTTGCTGGTGATTTTGGTATTCAGCAATCAACAACTGTGGGTGGGACCACTTACGCCACCAAAGTAACAATTGGTGTGACAGGCAACGTAGGGATTGGCACTACGAGCCCTAATGCCAATAGCCAACTGCATATTGTCGGTTCAAGTTATCAACCGCTTTACGTAAACACAACAAGCTCCGACGGAGGTGGCGCAGCATTTTTACGCTCTGGAACACAAGCACTTTTTGTTGGTACGGCTGGAGGTTCATGGCTTACTGGATCTTCAACGGCAGACGGGTTAATTCGTTCCGAAGCAAATCTTATTTTTGCTGCGGGGGGAAACACCCAGAGAGCCCAGATTGACTCCAGCGGCAGGCTTTTAGTTGGTACGTCTAGTGCGCGTGACAATTTCTACAACACAACAGGAGAATATCCTGCAGTTCAGATTGAAGGCACGGACTACAACAAAGCTTCTCTAGCTCTAACCCTAGACGTTAATACAATCACCGCTCCACGAATAGTTTTTGGTAAAACACGAGGAGGATCCATTGGGTCCAACACGATTGTTCAGAGTGGTGATCAAGTTGGCGTATTGAGTTTCCAAGGCAGCGATGGTACCAACCTTGTCGATGCTGCTCGCATCCAATGCGAAGTGGACGGCACCCCTGGCGCTGA